AACATCTCCGGCCCCTCACTAAAAGGGGTCGGAGTGTTCATTCTACGAATATAATCTTCTCTTGCTGACACTAAATAGCTCCAATTATTAGAATAACTGCTACTGCAACAACGCCAGCTTTAATCCAATCTTTAGCTTTCCAATTGTTCCATTCTTTGAGCCATGCCCAAACATCTTCTAGTAACTTCATATTACCTCCTTTTTTTACCCTTCTTCTTCATAATGCTTTTCAAGGTTTTTGCCTGACTAGCATGTGCTTTAGAAGCTTTGTTAAGTTTGCCTATTACTTTTTTTATTTTACTCGATGCAGAACCACCCTTCTTCATAGACATCTGTTGTCCTGTTTGTCGAGCAAACTTTTGTGCCTGCTGTGCTCCAGCTGATGTATACGGAAATCTTTTTCCTCCTACTCTTGGCATAATACCTCCTAATGTATTGTTGGATTTATGTGGTCTTTGTAGACCTGCATAATCTCAGATTGATAATCAAAACTTTCTGCAACAGCTGCAAACATATCTCTTGTTTGCTCAGAACCTAAAGCTTTTTCATACATGTTTCTAGTGACTGCCATAAGCGCACCACAAACCTGTAGATAATCATCTTTTTCTTTTATCTCACTATGAGCCGCTTCTTCTATTTTAGCCATTGCGTCTCTAAGTTTCATCAGTAGCTTTTTTTCTTCTTCCATTTTGATTTGTGTTTTGTTTCATAGCTTCCCTTGTGTTAGCCATGTTTTCTTTCAATACTGCCATTGCTTCAGTAGAATCTTCCTTGTTAACATCAGCAGCAACTCTCATCAAGTCAATAGTTGTGTTAGCTTCCAATTGATCTCTTTGTAAATCTAATTTTTCTGCATCAACCATCATATCTTTTTGTAGTCTAGCTTGTGTTTCCATAGCTTTCAAGTCAATCTCTTGTTGTTTTAGTTTTACAAGAGGATCTTGAGCCTCTTTGCTAATTCTAGCTTCTTCATCAGACGCTAATTGTTTTGTCATCTCTGCTTCCATCTTTGCCTGCTCAGATGCTTGTTGATTTACTAACTGATCCATTTGCTGTTGTAACTGTTGCATAGCTTGTGGATTCTGTTGTGCTTGTTGCATGGCTTGCTGTATTTGTTGAAACTGTGGTGCATACTTTTGTTGCATTTGTTCAGATACCAATAAAGATATGTGCTCTGATACGTGTGCCTGTAACATAGCGTAAAGCTGTGGATTGATCTGCACCATTCTTGTAAACATAAATTCTGCGTGTGCAGCTATGTGTGCTTGATGATCTTGCATTGGAAAAGGTTTTGGATCTTTACCACGCATTGCAGAAGCATTCTCCATTGCAGGAGACATTGGTTTTGGTAAATCAGGATCTGGTCTTAATATACCTTCTACATTGTCAACACCCATTGCATCATACATTCTTCTGTATGCTTCACGTAAATTGTGTAACTGTGGTGCAGCAGTTGCTAGTTGTAATTGTTGTTGTGCCAAAGTAATACGTTGAGCCATAGAAAATATGTTAGGATCTGATACAGGCATAACATCTACTCTGTTGTCAAAGTCAGCTGACTTTATCATTTGATTACCACCTGCAACCATGTATGGATACTGTGGTGGTAAGTACAATTGAAATACTTTTGCCAATAATTTGAATTCTATTTTTTGTGCGTAGTGTAATCTTTTGTGTATTGCACTCATGACTTTTGTGCCACGTTCTATCAACGCTAAAGTTGTACCTACAGGGTTTTGTTCATTACCTTCACCCATCTTCATGTCTGCTATTGCAGCAAATGATTTACCTGCATCTACAGCAAAACCTAATAGTTGAAACAATACAGCTGATGGTTCTTTGTAAGGCAACATCATCAATGATTCTTTTATTGATTGTCCTGTTACATCAACATCTCTAAACTCACCTGGTTGTAATGGTTCATCGTGATCACGTATTCTCATACCACGTGCTTTAAATCCTGCAGGTAAGTTAGCAAGAGTACCTGCATCAATTAACTGTCGCAAAGCACTTGTTGCAGTTCTTGATAACCCACCTAGCATGTGAATTAGACCAAATCCATAGAAGCCTAATCCTGGGAGGAACTTGTAATGCACAAAGTATTGATTCTTCATAAAGTTTGGATCATTCTGTGCGTAGTTTCTTTTGATAGATAATATTTCTTGTGAGTATTGATCTATAGAAATAATGTATGGTAGTTTTACACCAGACGTATCTTCAAAACCTGGTACGTCAGCATTGATGTGCATCTCTAATATTACATGTTCATCATCACTAGATCCGTAATTTTTTTCTGAACCTTGTAAATCATCTATTTTATCTGCAACATCATCGGTATCTACCTGTCCTGTAGATAATTCTATATCACGATAAAAACCTTGTAACTGTTGTTTACGTACATCATTACCACTTGTTTTAATTACATGTGTAATTCTATCTGCTGATTCTAAATCTGTTGCCATGTAGTTTATAACTAAATCTTCACCTGCAACAAACTTTGCACAAGCACGTTTCATTAAACCATCATAGTAAACTTTTTTAAATGCAGAACCACAAAGAGGTAAGTAGAATAATAATTGATCCATGTCTGGATCATATTCTTGCATCACATCTGTGATTTGATAATTCATAAATTCTTGGACACGCTTTGCCTGGTCTTCTACTTCAGGTGTCGATAGTCCTATTACTTGAGTTCGTACGGGGCCGCTTGGGGGGAGAAGTTCCTTATACGCTTGGGCTTGAAACTGTGTAACAGATTCAGCGAGTAAGGGATGTACGACCCCGGACGCTCCTTCGAACGGCTGTGTTCGGTCTTCATATTTGAATCCCAACATATCCAGACCCTTGATATAGGTATCTTCCCAATCTTTTCTTGAGTCTTTATCCGCTTCGAATTCTGCTAGTAGATCACTTGCGAATCTACCTAATTCTTCATCTTCAATATATTCTGCTAAGTTAGCATCATGTGGTATGTTTGTTTTATCTATTGGTGCGTTTGGATCTAAATTTACTTCGGCACTGCCGTCTTCCATTATTTCAAAATCAGATTCAAACTCTACACCTTTTGGTGTAACATCTATTTCTTCACCAGTTGGCTCTATGTCCAATGCACCTGTAAGTGCTTCTAGTGCTTTATCTATATTATTTTTATTATCGTCAGCCATTTACAGCTAATCCCCCTCTCTTGTATGCTCCTAGTCCTTTGCTAATTATATCCTGTGCTGCAGGATTATCTTTAATTATCAAGGTAGGAACTTCGTAAGCCCTATTACTGTCATCGGTTATAACAGTTTTCATGAACTTTGCACCACTTTTCTTACCGACCTTTTTCATAGCACCCTGTGCTATTGGACCGTAAGCTGTGATATTACCCATGTAATCTCTACTTCCTTGTGACGTGCTTAGATTTTTTATCTGTGGTGATGATATAGATATACCATCATAACCACCTTCTTGTGCTGTTCTTAATGCATATTTCATAACAAATTCGTTATAATCTTCTGTCTTGCTGTAAGGTCCTTGAGGCACACCACTGTGTGCACCCTCTGCTGACTTTGCTCTTTTGTCGGCAATAATTTTTCTTATCTTTGCACGCTCTCTGTTAAGTCTAGCTATTCTAGTTTGTGTTTGTTGTGTTTGAGGCAATTGTAACAAATCATCTATTTTTGCCTGTATCAACATCATTTGTTGTTCGTTTGCGTTATCAACTTCTCTTGCTACATCACCACGTGGTGCATATGTGCCACGTTCTATATCATCTCGATAAGCTCTTGTGTCTGATAGTGGTTCTCCTCTTGCTGCTTGATCTGCTTGATATTTTTTTACTCTTCTTGCTGCAGCGTTTATTGGCTGGTGCATATCAGATTGTATTTCTTCTATGTGTAGTATTCTTCTACCAAATGCATCTGTTCTATCAGACGTACGCATGTGTACAAAACCACCTGCGCGTTGTGAAGTTGTCAAACCAAAATCATGTGCATATGTATATACTGGTTCTGTGTTTCGTAATGAACCAGGTTTCTGGTTATACTTAAATAAAAACTCACGGTAGTTAGATCCACCACTAAGTGTTTGTTGTCCTCTGTAATTTGCTTCTCTTGCGTAGTTTTTAAATCCTGCAAGTCTTACACCAGATAGTTGTGCTATTTCTTGCAATGGTTCTTTTAACTCAAACGGAAATTTTTGTGGAAACCCTTCTGTAATTGAATTAGGTACGCCAAAGTTTTTTTGTACTGAGTCTTCTATTTGTCCTACTACTTTTAGTATACCTTGTTTATCATTATTGCTAATGGCTTCACCTAATGGATTTACTCTAAGTTGTAAATCTCCCAAAACATTTCTTAATGGTCCAGGTCTAAATCCTTGTAAATCTGTTCTTAACATATCTTGTAAAGATCTACTAGTATATCTTGAACCACCACCTAACACTATAACGTCAATTTCAGGTGCTAGTTTTTCATCAAAATCTTTTATTACGTCTGCTTTAGATAATTTGTTGTTAGCGTTTCTAGATAAGTGTGTCGATAGTTGTGTATCATTCAACTCCATGTCTTTTATAGGATTGTGTTTTGAAAACGGTCGTTTTAAATATGCCAACCACTCTGATCCTTTTGCAGTTTCAAACGGTGCATCTATTAACTTTTCACGTGATGGCCAAAACATTGCACCAGCTGCATCCTCTTCAATAAATTGTTCTATTGGTGATTTTGCAAAACCAGCTGACATAAGTGGTTCGTCTTTTGCAAAATCTTCTGCTTCTTTTAATGTTTTAAAATCTCTTACAGGTAATCCTGCTTCGTCAAAAACACTAAAACGCTGTTTTGGTGTTTTTGGTCCTTCTATCTTTGGTGCAAACTCTCTTAGTTTACCTATAACTTTTGGTGCTAGTTTCTTTACCAAACCACCACCAACATATTCTTGTGGGTTCTTTCTTATGTATTTAACTATGTCATCGTGTGTTGCCATACCACCTTTCTCAAATGATTTGTAAAACTTATGGCCACCGTATTCTCCTGCAAATTTAGGTTGTTGTTCTAACCCAAAAAGATTACCTTCAAAATTTTTTTCTGCTTCAGGTGTAAGAAAAAAGTCTGCTCCGCCCGTAAAATCTTCTGCTGTTCCAGCTATAATTTGATCTGCGTAATCAAGATATTTATTATACAAGTCCAAATCTTGACCTTTATAGTCAGCAAAAAATCTAGTGTTTCGATCGTTAAAAGGAGTAAATTGATTTGGAGCAGATATGATAGCTCTTATATCACTATCCATATTTTCATACGCACCGTATCTACTTCTCCCTTCAGGATTAACAGCACGATTATATATAACGTGCCCAACTGCTTTGCCTCCCTCAAAATTTTTATCGTCTTCTGCCATCATCATACGAGCCATGGCTTCTCTGTCACTAATGTTTCTTACAAAATCAAATCTTGGCTGTGGGGGTCTATCTGGTTTTTGTCTTATAGTTACACCACCACCGTCTCTAAATCCGTGTAGTGTGCCACCTCTAAACTGTGCTTCAAATTCTTCTTCTGTCATGTTTTCGTATGCTCTTTTTTGTTTCAATTGTTCTGCTGCTTTTTTCGTATTAAAGATATTACCTGATGGTGAGTATGTGTCCACATATCTTTCAAGCAAAGTAGTGTAATCATATTCTTCCGGTATTGATGCATAGTCTAACATTCTATCATCTACATCACCACGCATAACACCCATTTGTTTTTCTAGTTGTTGCATTTGTGATGGTGTGGTTACATCAAAAATTATTGGATCGTCTTTTGCAAAATCCTCTGGCGATGTCATGTAATAATTTTCATCCACTATTTCTGTCGTACCAGTTTTATTATCTATGTAGATGTGTTGATTGTTAGCAAAGTCATCACGTATATCAAACTCTACATGTATATCTCCACTTCTAGGATACTCTGTGTAACTTACAGAATCTACATTGCCATCAGCTGTTTTTATTTGATATCTTTTTGTTGTTCTAAAATCTTGAACAACTTTGTCTAACAAACGCAGCTCACTATCACCTTTTTTGACTGTTCTACCTATTGTGTTAACAGAATCCAAAGCACCAATCATTGCTTTTATCCAAGGTGGTGATTTACGTGTCGC